TTAATTAACGACATTTTGAATTCGGAGGAAGAAGATTGTGAGTCTTGTAAGATTTAAAACAAATAGCAAGGAGAAAGAAGTGGTTAATCAAATGACCGTTTTTAACTCTCAGGAGGTAGACACCAAAAAGCAACCAATGTTTTTTGGACAACCGCTGGGCATTCAGAGATATGATTCTTACAAGTATCCAATCTTCGACAAACTAACAACTCAACAACTAGGATATTTCTGGAGACCTGAAGAGGTTTCTCTACAGAAGGATAGGGGGGATTATCAATCTCTCCGTTCAGAACAAAAGCATATTTTTACTAGTAACTTGAAGTATCAGGTGATGCTTGATTCCGTTCAGGGTCGTGGTCCCGGTATGGCATTTGCGCCATACTGCTCACTTCCTGAACTGGAAGCGTGTATGAAGGTCTGGGAGTTTATGGAAATGATTCACTCCCGCTCATACACTTATATCATCAAGAATGTTTATTCAGACCCTTCTGAGGTTTTTGATACAATTCTTAGAGATGACCGTATCCTAGAACGTGCGGTTAGTGTTACTGATGCATATAATGATTTTATTAATGGTGCTCAACATTATGGAACCTCTGAACTTTGGAAACACGCCCAAGAATCAGTTCCTTATGCACAGGCAGAAAGATATGAACTCAAACGAAAACTCTTTAGAGCAGTTGCAAACGTTAATATTCTTGAAGGTATTCGCTTTTATGTCAGTTTCGCTTGCAGTTTTGCATTTGGCGAACTCAAACTTATGGAAGGAAGTGCAAAGATCATCTCACTAATTGCCAGAGATGAGAATCAGCACTTAGTCATCACTCAAAACATTTTAAACAAGTGGAAAGAGGGTGATGACCCTGAGATGCAAAGAATTGCCAAAGAAGAAGAGCAGTGGGTCTACAAGACCTTTGAGAATGCTGTCAATCAAGAAAAACTTTGGGCAGAGTATCTGTTCAAGGATGGTTCTATGATTGGTCTAAATGACAAACTATTGCAGCAGTATGTTGAATGGATTGCGAATCGTAGAATGAAGGCAATTGGACTTCGCCCACTTTATGATATTCCGGCAAAGAATAATCCCCTTCCTTGGACTGAGCACTGGATTTCCTCTAAAGGACTTCAAGTGGCACCTCAGGAGACGGAAGTTGAGTCCTATATCGTCGGGGGAATCAAGCAAGATGTTACCAAAGATACTTTCTCAGGATTCCAACTATGATGAATGGTGCGAACAGGAACTCCTGAACGCATATAAAGATGCCGCAGAATCGGATCTTTTTTTATTTGGAGATTATGATTACTCTTATGTTTGGAAAGACTCAAAAAGTAATGATGTTTATTGAATATATTGGAGGGTCTTCGGACCCTCTTTTTTTTATAAATAAAACTATAAAGAACTAAAAAAGAAAAAAATGTCAAGAATTACTGGTAGTGAAGTTCCTAGTTTAATGGCGGCATATAGTGCCGTATATGCTCCTCAAGAACTTACTGAAGAACAAATCTGGGAAGAAGTTGAAAACTGGGTCAACTCACTTCTAGAAGAGGGTTATGACCTAAGTGAGTATACCTGGGAAGAGATGTATGAGTCTTATATTTCCGAAATTGCAGTTCCACCAAAAGATCCTGAAGCAGCTAGAGCTCAAAGTGCTGCAGCAAAGAAAACTTTGCTTAATATGACTCCATTGGGACTTCCTGCAGAAATGCAAAGAGCAACTCAACGTTATAGAGCAGCTGGTCCTCGTGATGTAAAAGGTAGACCAATTTCTCCCGAAGCAAAACCTTCAGCGCCTGCTTCTGGCGATTATAAATCTAGATTTGCTGGCGCTCGTGATGTCGCTGTTGCTAAGGCACAAAATATCAAAGGGTCACCTGTAGTTGGTCCAAGACCTTCTGCTCCTGCTGCACCTGCTGCTCCTGCTGCTGCTGCACCTGCCCCACAAAGACCCGCTGCTGCTGCTCCTGCTGCTACTAGACCTGCAGGACCAAAAGTTGCTCCAACAAAACCAGCACCAGCACCAACAAAACCAGCAGGGTCTGCAATGGACCAATGGGCAAAAGCAAATCCAAAACTTGCTGCAGCTTCTGCTGAAAAGGCAAGAATTCGTGGAACTCAACAGACTGATAATCCTTTAATGAAGGATATGAAGTCTAGACTTCCTATGAACTCTCCTTCAGTTCAATCTCCTGCAGTTTCAAAACTTGGAGCAGGTAATCAGTCCTTATCACAAAATCCGAATGCCTTTAAAGCAGCAACTCCATCTAAAGCAATTGCTGCTGCTCCTAGCACCTCTGCTGCTGCCTCTGGAAGCGTTGTACCTGCCACTGCCGCAATTGCCTCAAGCCCTAAACCAACCTCTGTGGCACCCAGACAGACCGCTAGAGAGAAGGTTCTAAACCAGTCCTATGAGTATGATGCTTTTGATCTAGTCCTTGAGTATCTCATCGACAACGGGCACGTAGAGACCGTAGATGAGGCACTTTATGTGATGATGGAGATGGACTCGGAGACTATTCTGGGAATAGTCTCCGAGCAATCTAATACTCTTATTACACCGGAACAAAGAAGAGCAGACGAACTGAAATATGGTATGAAGAGAACTACTCCAATGCCTCCTGCTAAACCTGGTGGAGCGAAAGTAAAACCAAGTTCAAAGATGCCTCTATAATAAATTCCTAATATAACTCAAAGCACCTCTTGACAAGGTGCTTTTTTATTGCTAGACTAGGTTTGTCTCCGTTGAAGGATAAATAATAGCTCTTTAATATTACTCAATGAGCTATGAGAATCCTTGGCGATATAATGGGGAGATTTTTGAATCAAACCATATAGAAGATTATTTTGGATTTGTATATCTTATATCCTGTAAGACCACCGGTAGAAAATATATTGGACGTAAGTATCTTTGGCAGTTCAGAACACCAAAAGGAAAAAAAAGAAAAGTAAAGTCTGAATCAGACTGGAAAAATTATTATGGTTCTTGTCCTGAACTTAAGGAAGATATTACGAAATATGGTAAGGAATGTTTTGAAAGAAAAATAATATCATTACATAAAACCAAAGGTAAATGTAATTTTGAAGAAACACGACAACTGTTCCTAAATAATGTATTGACCGAATCGCTTGACACTGGAGTTCCTGCATACTACAATAACAATATACTCTCCAGATATTTTAGAAAGGATTATTTTGATGGAAACTTTGGAACAGACACTTCGGTCATCACATGATTGGGCAATTGAACGAATTCATTATTTGAGTGAGATGGATATTGATAATGCATATGCGATTCAATCGGAATTTAGTGAGTGGTTGAATCCTGATATTCCAGAGCATGATATTTTTTCATTAGAATACCTAGGAGATTAAAATGCGAATAGATCTTCATAACTTTTTTAAGCATTATGACGAAAATAACCCAAAGCATGTTGCAGCAGTAGAGCAACTTGAAGTGGATCTTGCGGACAAGAATCCTGATTTGATTGATGATACTTCAAACTGGGTTCGTATTTTCAGAACAAGACCAGTTTACGGAACAAAACCAGCAGATCCCGGTGTTCTTAATGTTCCTTACTACCCACAAACAGATAATTACAGAGATGCTCAAAGAACCTGTAATTCATCTGCTTGTGCGATGTGTTTAGAATACTTTAAACCAGGGACTCTTCAGGGAACAAAGGGTGATGATTCTTATATCCAGAAAGTATTTGCAATTGGTGACACAACTGACCATACTGTTCAGACAAAAGTTCTGGAAGGTTATGGAGTTAAGTCACACTTTAGTTATAATCTTTCTTTTGCTGATCTTGATCGTGAGCTTGCTGCTGGGAGACCTGTTGTTATCGGGATCTATCACAGGGGTACTCTATCTGCTCCTTCTGGTGGGCACATGGTTGTAGTGATTGGTAAGAAGGGTGAAGATTATGTGGTAAATGATCCTTATGGTTCTCTGAATGATGGATATACTGGGACCGTAACAAATGGTAAAGGTGCTGTTTACAAAAAGTCTGATCTGATGTATCGTTGGTTGGAGAAAGGAAAAGATAAGACTGGATGGGGAAGGATCTTTGATGTAAAAAAGTAGAAAGTTCTATTCTGAAAGAAGGAATAGAACTAATCAAAGAATTTGAAAAATGTAAATTAGTAGCATATCCAGATCCTCATACTAAAGGAAAACCTTATACCATAGGATGGGGAAGCACTCGTAAGAAGGATGGAAGTCCTTTTAAGTTAGGAGAAAAGATTACTCAGAAAGAAGCAGATGAATTATTTGATTGGCAGATTCAAAATGAATTTCTTTCAGCACTGAAACAAATACCTTATTGGAGTGAGATGAATGATTATCAGCGCGGTGCTTTATTGTCTTTTGCTTATAACCTTGGTGCTAATTTTTATGGTAGTCGAGAATATGGAACCATAACTAGAGTTCTTAAGAATAAAGAATGGGGTAGAGTTCCTGCTGCTCTTGAACTTTACAGAAATCCTGGAAGCGATGTAGAAGCAGGATTATTGAGAAGAAGAATTGCTGAAGGAAAACTTTGGAGAAAATTATAAGTTTCAATCAATATAATCTAAGATTAGGATGTAGTATATTACACAAGCAACTCCTATGAGACCAATTCCCAATAATATATTTACGCTCCAAATAGTATTTGTCATTTATTTTCCTGTTTGTGTATCCACGTTTTTAACTCTTGCAAATATTGCCTAAGTTGATCTGCTTTTTCTAGATGCCAAATATCACCACTTCTGAAATATTCTTGAGTGTGATTGTCAATTGCCTTCAGAATGTTATGTATCGGTGTGTTCCAAGGTTCTCTATGGGGAGTATTCCATTCTCTTGGCATAATACCTCACTTTTTTTTACCACCGTTCTTTGCTTTTTTGGCAGTCGCATTACCCTGATTTTGTTTGGATTGCTTGCCACCAGCAGAACCTTTTTTACTTTTGTTTGCTGACTTAGACATTGGTTTGTAGGTATAACGCATTATTTATATGTGCCACTTTAAAAACTGTAACACTTGACAACAAATAAATAATCACTTATTATGTAAAAATCTCAAAAGGGATCCCTGTTATGAGCAGGGTTTTTTTACTATGAGTCATTGATGTGACACCTAGAGCCGTGGAAAGTGCCCTCCGAGAGGTTGGGTGTACCCCCTTTCTAAACGGATGCCGAATTCAATTAAAATTAATGCTTAAAAACCTAACAAATGTAACCGTAGCTCTTTTAGGTGCGGTTGCAACATCAGCGGCAACACTGCCAGCACCGAGTATGGCAACATCTTCAGTACAAGCACCATTTGCAATTATTCCTGAAGGTCCTACTCAAGAGACAGAGACCAAAGAGGTTGTTCCCGAGAAACCTAAAGTAAAACGATTAGTTTGTAAAGGATGTAATACCAATGAGTCCCGTACTCTGGAATTCTTACAGAAACGAGGAATCAGTGACAAAAACGCCCTAGCAACCATTATGGGCAATATCCGACAAGAATCTACCTTCACTCCTAATATCTGTGAAGGTGGTGCTAGAACTTCCTATCCTAACTGTGGTGGGGGGTATGGCATTATCCAATGGACTAATGCTCCTCGTTTTTATGGACTAGGAAGACATGCTGCTCGTATTGGGGGAGACCCTTCCACACTTGATACTCAATTGCAATATATGATGTATGAAGGTGATTGGAAGATGATTGAGAATCAAATGAAAACTCCTGGTAAGTCTATTAATGATTATATGAGACTTGCTAGAAAGTGGATCCGTTGGGGGCATCATGGAGCAAGAACTGATTTTGCTTATAATTATGCCAACCGACTGATCCTAGCAGAAGTTTGACACAATAAAATAACTGAAGGGGGGGTCTCACCACCCTCTTTTTTTATAAATAACTAAAAAGTATTCGTAAAATGGACACACAAGATTTTCGCAATCTACAAGAAGCATATATGGAAGTTGTTAGTAATAATAATGAGTTGAGTGAAATGTCTTATAAAAAACTTCCTGTCGGTAAAATGATGAGAAAAGTTGAATATAGGGCAGAAAGAGAAGCAGAGACAAGAGCAGATGCAGAAAGGGAAGCAAATGACCCAAATAGTATAATGAATTATAGTAGGGCAAGAGAGGCACACAAAAGAGCAGAAACAAATAAAGAAAGAAGTAATAGAATGGTGAATGTTGCTGATACTCATAGCAAGAAAGCAGCAAAGGCAAAATCAAAACTCAAAATGGAACAAGTAGATATTTACGACATTATTCTCTCACATCTTCTTGATGAAGGTTATGCTGAAACTCAAGAACAAGCAGAAGTCATTATGGTGAATATGAGTGAGGATTGGAGAGAGAGTATTATTGGATGAATTTCAATTTTGGAAATAAAAAACCAGATATAAAGCAGTATGCAATTATAGGAATTGTATTGAGTTCTATGATTGCAATACTCTCCCAGTGTACTGGAGTATCTGAAAATGGACTTTGGGATTTATTTGATGAGATTCAAAGAAAATATTTCCCACAAACTATTCTTAATGAATTTATAATTAAAGATCCTGAAAAATTGAATCGCAGAATTGGCAGAGATGTTGATAGAGCAATTCAAAATGTAACTTCAGAATATGATCGTATTATTGAAGAAGCAGATCAAAAATATAAACCAAAATATGTTGATGAAAAGAATGATGAAAGTGTCTGCTATACTGATGAATGTAAGGCACTTGCACCTCCAATGAGAATTTGTGCTCCTTGGGTAGAAAATTGCCCTAAAAGTTGACTATATAATCATATCTTATTTTTTGGAGATTATCATGTCTGTATCACAAGAACTCTTAAATGCCGTTGAAGCATGGAAAGTAGAAGACGAAAAGTTTGCTGCTGGCAATAGTGCAGCAGGAACTCGTGCTCGTAAGGCACTTCAGGAAGTTGCCAAACTCGTCAAGGCACGGAGGGGAGAGATCACTGAAGAGAAGGCAGCACGTAAGGAAGCAAAGGCAGCGGGTTGACTTTAGTGCCCTGATGCCTTATAGTAGGTTCATGGGTGGAGGAGATTCAAACTTCTCATAAATCCCACACCTCTCATGCCTCTCAACGATGCACAAACAGGGAGGTCTCTTATGGGCGTATGGTGAAATGGATATCACACGGCTCTTCTAAAGCCTTATTCCAGGTTCGAGCCCTGGTACGCCTGTTATAGTAACATATGTGTAAGTTGTTGGTCTTATAAATAATAATAAGACATTTAAATTATATGAGAGAGCATCATACTAAAAATAAAGGGGATTTGGGTGTATTGAAGGCACAACTTGATTTGTATGAAAAGGGTTATTTAATTCTTACTCCACATACAGAACATTCTCCATTTGACCTTGTTGGATATAAAAATGGGAAATTTTTAAGAATACAGGTTAAGTATAGGGCAGCAAAAAATGATAAAATAGAAGTTCCTTTTAGAACTTGTTGGGCAGACAAAAATGGAACACATACTCAAGACTATGATAAGAATGAAATTGATGTAATGTGTGTGTATTGTCCAGATACTGATAAGTGTTATTATGTAAATCCGCAAGAATGTAATAAAACATTTAACCTGAGATTATCCACTCCCAAAAACAATCAAAAGAATGGCATTCATTTAGCAGAGGATTATATGAAAATACCCCTTGACACAACCGAATAACTGGTGTAATATATACAAGTGATAGAGGTTAAGTCCCTGTTATATCCTTATGAGATACACCACACTTAATCCATCTTGGGGAATTAGCTCAGTTGGTAGTAGCACTTGCTTTGCAAGCAAGATGTCATCGGTTCGAGTCCGATATTCTCCACTTGACTTTTTTCCAAAAAAGTCTTATAAATAAAACATACTTGTAAAACAAAAATGACTCGTTCGTTCGCAAAACCCCAATTTACATATCCACTCAGCAATATGTCTGATTGGAATTCATGCGGGCATATTGCGTGTGAGTCCCCTTCTGCTATTATGAAAGAATGAAAATCATTCTAACATAAAGCAAAAGGGGAGAGAAACCAAAAGTTTCCTCCCCTTTTTTGTTGCCTAGGACAGTTTCACAAGTGTCCACTCTTCTTCTCAAAAGTTTGAAGCAGTGGTATTCTAAGTAAATCGGTGGGGGAACGAGACCCCAAACGCCAAGTTCCAATTCTGAAACTGGCACACACCACTTGATTCAAACTTGATTCGGTGGTATTCTAAAAGGGTGGTTGAGAGACCACCAGAACCTTGACAATTAAATAGAAATCCTATATTATATGGGTCTGTAACTCAACTGGTAGCAGTAACGGGCTTTTAACCTGGAAGTTGCGGGTTCGAGTCCCGCCAGACCCATCGACCGTCAGTTCGGTCATTAAATATAAACTGAATGGGAGGATGTCTACTGTTGGCAACGTAGTACCAGTCTGTAAAACTGGAGTGGTTTTTTAGCCTCGGGGGTTCAATTCCCTC